AAAAGATTTAAAAAACCTTTTAATAAAATAGATAATAAAAAACAAGAAGATATAATAGTATATGTTAGCAAGCCTAGCCGAGCAGAAAAACCAGCAGATTGGCAATTACAATTAAGAGCAATTGCTATGTGTATGGGTTTAAATGATGGACAAATAATCTCTGACAAGGTTGATGAGATTTATAATGGCTTAAAACACAGGGCTAAATAGGAAAGACCGCTTCCTATACCGGCAGTAATGCTCAAGTGTAGGCGTAAGCCGATGTGTTGTATCCCGGAACGGGCGGCCCGGGAGCCCTTTTGTAATATATGTTTAACCGGAGGTGCTCAATGGATAAGATAATTTTTTTAGACATTGATGGAGTGGTAAATACTTTAATGATTAGCGACCAGCCATTCGATACCCTTCGAGGAGTTGTTGAACGAGATGGTTTTTATTTTTGTTTATGCAACAGCGATGATGGTATGGTTTCCAATCAACAGGCAATAATGTGGTTAAACAAACTTTGTAAAGATACTGGTGCTAAAATAGTTATTAGTTCAACATGGCGTAGATTTGAAAGAAAATACACCACAGAACAATGTCTTCGCAACTCTGGATTATTATCAGAGATAGAAGTAATAGGAGCTACCCCTTATACTGGAGGAGAACGAGGAGACGAGATCCAAGAATGGATAGAGAAATATTACCCAAAAGGTAATGTTCGTTTTGTTATCTTGGATGACGATAGTGATATGGGAGATTTGATTTCTCATTTAGTGCGTTGTAATGTAGACCATGGATTTGGTTATCCAGAGTATAGGGCGGCGGTTAGAATATTGGAGGGATAATATGCAAGATATTTATGTTTGTTCAGATTTACATTTGGATCATAAAAATATTATCCAATATTGTAATAGACCTTATGCCTCTGTTGAGGAAATGAACGAGGCTCTTATCAATAACTGGAACTCTGTGATTAAAGAAAACGATACCGTATTCTTTTTGGGAGATTTTTGTCTTGGTAAAAAAGAAGATATTATTTCCTTTGGAAAAAGATTAAACGGGCGTAAAATTCTTATTACAGGAAATCACGACCATGCTAGTAAAATTACATACAAAGAAGCAGGGTTCATTAGTATCTATAAAAATGAGCTAACAGTTCATTTTGATGAGCTAAATGAAACTATTACCTTCTCTCACCGTAAAATTGAGGAACCGGAATATCCATATTTCAATATTTACGGACACTCTCACGACAAAGCATGTGATGACAAAAGTCATAAGTGTGCGTGCGTAGAGCTGTGGGAATATAAACCAGTATTACTTACAACTATTTTATCATCATAGATTTTACTTCTTTTCTATGGCTCCGTAGCCAAGTAGCAAGGCAACAAGCTGCAACCTTGTGATCGTAGGTGCAATTCCTACTGGGGCCTCCAAAAAAAATATTTTTACAAAACACTTGAAAAAAGGTGTTTAAAAATGATATAATTTATTCGTAATTAAAAAGAAAGAAAAACTTTCTAAAAGCAGAATTATCTTGTTGCTCGAACAAAGATAGGTTTCGTCTTAAGAGCACTCTCGAACACGGGCTCAAAAGGTCGCGTCAAAAGCACGGAAGTGCGAGGGAGAGAGGTTGTCGGGATAGCAAGTGTAAGGTGCTACTGATTTCGTGGGTAAGTAGATATGTGCGAGTTGGCGTCGTAAACAGTCTATATGGCAATCCCTTGGCGGTTGTAATAAGAAAGCAGTAGGCAGCGAGCATAAAACCGTCTTTTACGAAAAAGAGAAGAACTTCATGCGTTGAAGGTAATCAATCCTTTCTACACTTTATGTCAAAGCTCCGGCCAGAGTGGAGACGTGTAGTAGCTTTATACTTATTCATTATGTTATTGATATGTGCTGGAAGATACATATCCCATCAATTGGTAATCTAATAACGGTGAACGCTGTAGGATGCTGTGGTCATAACCTATGAAAAAGGGTCAAAAGGTCGATGTGCCGAAGTGAGCAGGCGAAAGCATAATGAGTGTAAGGAAAGTCAATGGACGATCGGTCTATGCCCCGTCTCTACCTTTGCCGGGAGAGAACAGGGGAAGTGTAAGATAACGGTTGAAGCGTGTTAAAGCGTGTATAACGATGTGGTCCATGGGCGTATGAAAAAACCGTTTTAAGTAATTTGGCGAAAAGCTTATGATAGCTTAGTACATATTACTCCAGTTCATGCTCGTCTTGTAGGTATCAATCCTACTGTAAACTGACTGAATGCACGGTTATCCTGTTAAAAGACTTGGAGGTAAGCAATAATCCTTCCAAGATAATTTTGTTTTTAGAGAGTTTTTCAAAAAACTTCTCAAACGGTTCTTTTTTGTGTTATAATTCATTTGTAATATAAAAAAGAACAAACTTTTTTATATTTTAAAATATAAAGAAAGGAGAACATATGGCACAAACATATGAAACGCATGACGCGTATATCCTTGTTGACCTGTATGCTGATGCAAAAGCCTTAAGTCAAGGCGATTATGTCTTTTTTAATGAAAAGGGAAATACTTTCAATGACGCAACAGGAGAACTTGTTGGTGAAATCAACTCAATACTAGGCGATGTTCTAGATGCACGAGATGTTGTATCTGTTCTTCGTAGAGATGGTGTATCAACAATTACTACTGATAACTTTGTTATGTTAGATGTAAGGGATATTGGTGATTTAGGAATAGTTGGAGGTCGTGTAGAAATGGCTACTAAATATTCTTTAATTATATCTTTAGGCCCTATCTTAGTTCCAAGCGTAACATATCATCCAGAAGAACAAGACAATATTTATGTTTCAGAGGAAGAACTAACATCTTTACTTGAAAGTATAGAACAAGTAATTAGAACAGGTAATACAGAAGAAAGGAAGGAAGAAAACAATATGAATAACTTATTCGGTAATCTAGGATTTGGTAAACTAAATGGAGATCGTTTCAAATTATCTATGAACGGTATCGCAGTTAACCAAGGAAATGGCAAATATGTTGTTTATAATAAAGATAATAATGAATTTGTAGATGCTACTAATTTATTATTTGATATTAAAGACGCATTATTTGTATTACCAGCAGTTGAAGTAAATGTAGGAGACACAGTAATCCACGAAGGAAAAGCATATTTCATAGTAGAAAATACTAATGAAATTAAAGCAGTTTCATACGAAGATTGCACTCAAACAGTGTTAATTCCAAAATCAACAATGTTTGGTATCAAATACTTTACTAAAGTATTCTCTATGTTCGGAGATAACTTCGCAGCTACTGGAGATTTATTTAGCAACCCAATGATGTTAATGGCTTTAATGGAAGGAAAAAATGGAGATTTAACTCAACTAATGTTATTAAACTCTTTATCAAAAGGAGATTTAGGATCTAATCCAATGGCATTAGCTATGATGTTAAAAGGAGACAAATCAGACGATAGTTTATCAACAATCGCTTTAATGTCAATGTTTAACAATGGAACTAATCCATTCGCTCCAAAAAAAGAAGCTAAAAAAACTAACAACAGAGAAAACTAATTTTTAGGGAAATTGTTCCCTGAAACAGGGTTCAGAGTGATGTTCTGGCCTCTGTTTCAAGGAATAATTTTATCTATGTCCTTGAAAAAAATTTTTTTATCTAACTCAAACTATCAGCCCAGATATGATTTTAAGGTTATAGCACGAGGGAGTGATGACCCTTGCCTAATAATCGGTTCATCAGTAAAAGATTATATGTGGGACGTTTGATTTATAGTCTCGGTTGTTTATTGGGCCCTGAGAAATGTCTAAAAGGGCATTTCTCTTTTTTTATTTTTAAGCCCATTTAAACGACTTTAGGTTAAAATAATATATTTATATTAAAATATTATTTAGACCGCAATACGCCTCATAAAAATAAGAAAAATGAGGTAATTTAATTTAAAATAAAATTAAAAAAATAAAAGAGGTGTAAAATGGACTTATTATTAGCAATCAAAGAATATTGTGATAAACTGATCGAACATAATTATTATCCAAAGAAAAGACCAAGTGTAGGAAAGCTGGAAAAAATAGCTGACCTAATGATGGCAGGAAAATATCGCAAATTATCAAGATACGTTCCAACAGATGCGGATGAGACTATTAAAAAAGAGTTTGATGATTTAATGACAAGAATAAAGGAGATTGTGAAAAATGATAAAGCAACACAAAACTAAACTTTTACTTCTGTTATTGATAATCAGCTTCTTATTTAATATATTCTTTTGTATAGTTATAAACAGCAAAGACGAAGTAATTAACGAAAACAAAAAACAAACAACTATAACACAAGAGATTATAGCAGAACAAACTGATGTTATAGAGCAACACGAAACTAAAATAGAAGCACTTAAACAAGAAGTTCAAGTTTGTGAACAAGAAAAAGAAGAGCTAAAAAAAAATTAAAAAAACCATATAGGCTAACAAGCTACTGGTTTGGAGATGATACTAATTCAGGACAATGCACTGGTAGTGGATTGTGTGAATGGGATTTCACTATCAACTCTAAAGGGTGGTATGAATATCAAGGCTATTTGGTTCTCGCCGGAGCTACTCCTTATTTAACCAATAAATATGGAGTGGATTACAACAAAGATTATTATGAATACTATGAGATAGTTAATATCACCATCGATGGCGTAGATTATCAGGGGATAATCTTAGACACTTGTGGACGTAGTTATTTTGTAGATTACGAACAAACTATTGATTTGTTTGTGTCAAGTTCTAAATATAAAATAGACAGGGGCTACAAAGGTAATAATCCCGTATATGTATGGAGAGAGCAAAAAAAATAGCTCTCTTTTTCTTTTTTATACTTTTCACAAGATAGCAAAATATATTATAATTTATATAGAAAATAAGAAAGGAGACCTCTTATGGAAAAAAGGGAAAGTTTATATGCGATACCACGTTATGTAGTTCTAGTGGAAAAAGATATAGCAAAAGACTTAGAGGAATTAAAAGAATGGATCACTATTAAAAATCGCTATGACTGTGCTTATGACAATGATTTAGAGTTTTTACTAATAGAACCTTATAAAGGGGCACAAGACATGGATATAGAAAGTATCTTATCTCTAACTGGTGGATTGGCAATTCACGAAGAATTTACTAATGGTATTATTGTATGTGAAGATTATATAGAAGATATCGGTAGTGTATTCTGTTGGGATGGGGCAGGAGCTCTATTCTTGGGAGAAATGCTTACAGAGATAGAAAGAATGACTTTAATTATGATGCACTATTATCATAAGACCAAAGAAAAACCTAATATCGATGACTTGTATTGTGGTTTAATGAAACAACCAACAACTTCACTTCCACTAAAATCAAACATGAACTTATTGTTTGGTAATGATATTAAGTTTTTAAAATATAAAAATGTGGAAACGCCATTATGGTGGCCAACTTTTATGGAGAACAGTGGATATTATTTGGCAATAGTAGATGACAAAAGTGCCATAGATGAAGTTCATAAATTAGTTCAAGATTTCCATGTCAACAGTCCTTGGGGCGACGATGACGATGACGATGATTATGATGGATATTATAATAAAAAAGAAAATTTATACTTTTAAAAACTTGTTTTTTGATGCCAAAAAATATTATAATATTTATATAAAAAAAAGAAAGAGAGTGATAAGATGATAGACGGAAAGGCACCGGCCTATATTAGTCATACAGTTCTTATTCACGCAGGTTCATATAAAGATTTTGTTAGTAAATTAGCTAAACAATTTCCTTTAGCAGTTGTGAGATTTTCTAAAAAAGTAGCTGTACATTATTATATAGTTCAAATAGAAGATAGAAGTGTTAAAGGTTATACAAAAAAAGAACTTTATGAATTACCTATGATGGCAATGAGAGAAGAGTTTAGCAGTTTTGTATTCTTCAAATCTATCAAAGGATACAACAATGTGTTAAAGAGAATGTGTGGGGCTCCTGAGAGAGCAAATGCTCCTTATGATCTTATACAACACTTATTAACACCATTTGAAAAAATGATATTGTTGGGACAAGATAGAATACAATCACTAACAGTAGAAGGACTGACAGAACAAGGACAAAAAGTTACGACTACTTATTTTAATAAAGATGAAATGGTTAGTAAAGAAGCGTTTGAAAAAATATTCGCTGCCGAAACAGTGAAAATAAATAAAGATACTATGTCTTTTATTACTTTAGTAAAAGATAAACAATGGAAAGTTGGTATTTACTAATGTCAACTCCAAATCTACGCTTCAATAAATCATTAACAAAAAAGATATTAAAATCCTGTCCTGAAGATAGGATAAGCAGAACAGCAATAGACTGGCACTTAGATGCTGGAGATAAAGTATATGGTTCATATTTTCTTGGATGGTTTAATAGAACAAGTTATATGTTCTTATTACAACGAGTTGGGAAAGATGATTATAGACTGGTAGTACCAGACCATAAGACAGGTTTGTGTTTCTTTTATTTAATAGATGATATAGATGCCTATTTAGATTATGTGGGCGTTGAAGAATTAGATGTAGAAAGTGTGGAAAATACGGTTAAAGCATTAAAAGATACAGAAGGTATTCCACACACAGGACTAATCACAGTTGAGGAGAATAAATTATTCGTGTATGAACACGAGAACTACTAGGGAACCAAGAGTAGGAGATATATGGTTAGCCCATTATCCTTACTCTACTCCTGGTAACATGCAGAAGGTAAGACCTGTTATTATATTGGGTTTTACTGAAGATGACATAGTAGTTCAAAAATTGACTTCTAAAAAGAAACATAATAAACCATTTAATCACCCAAAGATGAATAGACCTACTTATTATACACATGAAAAATGTAATATACCTGAATATAATTTAATTAGATATTTAGGAAAAATATAAAAATAGGAGATGATAATATGATAAGAAGATTAGTTAGTGCTGAAAGTTTATATTATGGCGGTCCTTTTGGTTTATTCGTTGTAAGACTTGGAACTGAAACACAAAAAAGTAATGAAGATATACTTAATCATGTTAAAAAAGTTATAAAAACAAAAGTAAACAATAGAGCAGCAATAACAGGTTCAATGTATTTATTAGACAATGTAAGAAAAGCACTTGACCACATAGGTGTTGACCGAATTGTATATTCAAAAGAAAGTAGACTTCATTCTAGAGCTGCTAATGTAGATTTTTGGCAATATGACTTAATTATAGATACGGCTTTAGACTGGACTGATGTAGGACAATACATAGGTGGAAGTTACGGCTCTGGACAACAAGGCTGGGTTAATAGTGAATGGGTAGAAGAAGGACATCTAGAAATTATGGCTCCTGATACAAAAGGAAAATTAACTAGAATGATCTCCCTTGACTCACGTGAGACCACAGCTTGGTATGGAGATACAGAAGCTGAAGACTTTGATCATGTACCTTGTATAGCATTAAGAGCAAAAACATCAGTGGCTTATAAAAGTAAACACAAAATAAAACTAAGCGTAGAATTCTACGACAATGCGGAATTGGCTATTAAAGATGGTTCAAAAAATTTAGTTTGTGTTTTACCAATGAATAGACGTTACCCAGGAATATATCTTGCTCCAATGGAACAAACATTTTCCAATACTTATAAATTGCGTGTGTTAAATCCTAATAAGGTATACGCAACTTTTATAGGAAAAACGCTGGTATTATATAATGGCAATAAATCTTTTGCTTCAGTAATGGATGCCATGGGAGATGATATTAGACTTAGTCATGTTCATGTTTTACAACTAATACAATATGAAATAGGAAGAGACATAGCAGTGTTAATTCATTCATCAGGTAATGGAAACTGTAGCGCTAGACTTCGTTTTATAGATGGATATAAAATTGATTGTAATAAAGTGCGTAGAGATAGTGGAGGAACTCAAAAAACTTATCACATAGGAGTATGTGGTAAAGGTAATAGTATCTTTGCTTCTTGGACTACAGCTCCAGGATATAGTTGTGATATGATGAACTTGGCAGTTCCTTATTATGCCGACAATAAAGAACAAAGCAAACAGATATTAGAAATAGTTAGACGTATGTTTAACATCAGTGTTAATAGTTTTGTGAGAGCATTACGAGCATCGGGAGAGGATATACAAGAATTACATGAAAAATATTTTAGATTTATTCATACTTGGCCTCAAGGAACAGAACATAATGATACTGATGGAGATATATTAGCAAATTGGTTTGAGAAGTGCACTCGCACTACTATGTCAAACGATGAAAAGATAATAGCCGCATATAAGAATATGAAAACTAAATTAGAAAGAGAGTTATTAGAAATAGGAGAATATGTTAATGGATATGATTTCTCCAAAGTCATGCCAATTCCTAAAGTAAGTCTTGACAAAAAGGTTAAAAAAGATTTCTACAAATGTATATCAACTGATGTAGAGAAAAAGACAGTATCAAGAGTTATGGGAAAACAAGTAAGTCCTAAAGAAGTAATAACTACTCAAATTAGATTTATGGCGATAACTGAACCACAAATATATGTTAAAAACTTTAGTATTAAAGACTTATATGACGGAACTAAAAATGAGATAGTGTTAAATTATAGTCAAATGAAAGGAGCGACGCTACGTGATAAAATTGAAAATAGGAGATAATTACTTAATAACTTCAACAAGAGATGAGTTAATCAATACTTATGTTCCATTTATGATGGGGTGTTTCTTTCAACACAATTGTGTAGCGATCGCTCATCCTATCTCAACCACAACTGAAACGGTTCAAGAATATATAAAAGCCGTTAAAGAAAGTGGAACAACAAACTTCTTCTTATTGGTTGATGATGTATGTAAAAAACAAATTAGTGTTAGAAATTACGTATCACCAATGATGAAAGTATTTATAGATGACTTACGAGCATCAATACCAAATATAAAAATAAAAGTAATAGACATTACAAATGCTCAAAGTTCAAAAGAGTATAAGTTTTGTGTAGAATTATTATATAAATTAAGATTAGACCCAAGCTCAATCGCACATCACTTAAAAGTGATAGATAGATACAAAGAATTTTCAACAAGATATAAAGCTATTCCAGCTGAATTAAGAGTAATTAACTCAAATATAAGAAAACTATCTAAGGAAACTGAGATCTGCGATCGTAAAATTGGTCTAAAAGATTTAGAGTATTTGAATTTAATTAAGCATGCTGAACTAGTTGGCTCAGATTTATATCTAACATTACATAAAATGGCTATCAACCCAAGTGAAGATTTAAGCAAAGCCTATACAACACAATGTTTTAAAGACAATCCTTACTTATTTAATGCTGTTAAGTATATAAGACAAGGATGCCACTTTGGTATGGGAGAAACTCGTATCAAAATAGATACAACATTTACACCAACCTTCTTAGAAACTTTAGATAAAAGTTTTGATGATATGTTTGATTTTAATAATTGGTCTAAAGTAGGTTATTTACACTTTGGGGTAGGACATTTATGTGGTGGAGAGTTTAATGGAGTTATCTCTTCAGCAGGTAAAAATGGTCTAGAATATTATTTTATAGCATTAAAACAATATTTAGGGACAGCAAACATTAGAGACTATGCCGGACAAAAAGTATGGTGGTATCCAATCTACAATGATGAAGGAGAACTAGTATATTGTGCTGGCTTAGAAATATTAAGAGATAGTTTAAAAAATAATTATCCAGAGGTTAAAGACATGACAATAAAAGAGTTTTTAGTATGGAAGAAACAGAAGGGAATACTATTTCGCAATAGTAATATTCCATCTAAATATTGTTCGTCATCTACATCAATGTCTTCAAGTGGTACAGATAATTTCTTAACCGCTTGTGCGACAATTGATCCAGAGTTATGTGAAAAGTTAAAGAAAGGAGCTAAATAAAATGGCAAAGACAGTAGCATTTTTAGACAATAGATATGAAGTTTATATATTGCCAGAAGCAAGAGCTAAAATGGAATTATACTGTGATCTATCCAGTGAAGAAATTGGATGGTTAGCTTTTGTAGAAAAAACTAATGTAGGGTTTTTAATAACTGACTGTATCTTATTAAAACAAGAAGTTCACGCAACTACAACTGAAATAGATCCAGCAGCACTATTAGAATTTTGGAACAATACTCCAATAGAAAAACAAGTTAATATTAAACTATGGGGACATTCTCATGTTAATATGGCACCAAATCCATCTGGTCAAGATGATTCACAAATGGATTACTTTAAAGATGGAAACGATTGGTTCATTCGTTTAATAACAAATAAAAAAAGAGAGTATCATATAGATGTGTTTGATTATAAAAATGGTATAAAGGTTCATATGGACCAAGCTGATCTTAAAACTTACAATCCAAGTGAAGAAGCATTAAAGGTAGCTATAGAAGCTGAAATAAAGGAAAAAGTATCACATAAGACTTATGCGACTGCGAAGACTGATACAAAAAAGTATCTACCATACGTAAACACAAAAAAGGAAAAGCAAAAAAAAGATACTCTACCTATTCTAGAGGGCATCGAAGTCAAATACGTTTCAAGTTTTGATGAGGTGTTGAACGACCCAAATTATTGGCAGGACATTTCTGTTTAAAAGACTTTTCAGAAACTTAAAAAAAATGATAAAATATTATTGTAATATGAAAGAGATATTACAAATATAAGAAAGGAGTTTTTAATCTATGGATTTAAGTAGACATATTGAGATATTCTCACCAGACAATGTTAAACATCCTATACATATCATAGGTGTAGGAGCAACTGGCTCATTCTTAGCCATGATGTTAGCAAGAATGGGTTGTCCGGTGTTAAATATATATGACTTTGATGATGTAGAAATACATAACATTCCTAATCAATATTATGACAATACTGATCTAGGAAAGAACAAAGTCGACGCTTTAGTTGAAAAACTAAAACTTATTAACCCAAACATTGTAGTTAATGCTTCATGTGGAAAGGTAGTATCTGGCGAGGCTGCTGAAAACGAAACAAGCATAATGGATATGGCCGGGTATGTATTCTTACTAGTTGATAGTATGAAAACTAGAAAAGAGCTTTGGTTAGCAGCTAAAGGAAATAAGAATATAGTTCATTGTTGGGAAAGTCGATTAGGATCAGATCAAGCTAGAGTTTATTCACTTGATATGAGCGTAAAAGACTTCTCCAAATATGAAATGGACTTCTACGATGATGACACAGCAGAAGTGTCAGCATGTGGAACATCAATAACTGTATTACCTATAGTGCTACAAACAGCATCACTAATGATAGTTCAGTTTATTGATATTGTAATGGAGAACGAGTTTGATTATTGTTTCAAAACAATATTTGACAACCATTATAATAAATATGAAGAACGTTTTGAGGAACCACAAGCAATGGTTAGTGAAGTACCAGTGGTTTCAACTGATGATTTATTCTAAAAAAAATCAAAAAAAACTTCACAAATGCTAAAAAATTTGATATAATTATATTGTTAATAAAAAAGAAATAATTATTTATTAACACAAGATATTAGAAAGAAAGAGAGGAAATTTTCATATGGAAAACATTTATTCAATAGTTATAACAAAAGTACCAGGAGGAGCTAACCCAGTTATCAGTCACGGAACTGAAACAGTAGCTGAATTATTCGCAGCTGCATTCAACGGAGAAAGCATCAACGGATACCAAATTACAGTTGGAGGAGTTGCTAGAGAAGCATCTTATATCCCAAGACCAGGTGAAAACATAACTGTTGCTAAACAAATCAAAGGAAACTAATTCCTTAATTTGTAAGTCAACTCTTAATATAGTCGGGAGAGATCAATAAAAATCTCTCCCCACCACTTATTTAAGTTAAACTTTTGGAGCGAACAATTAAATATATTCACAAACGACACTGACTTCAAAAGGGATGTAAGTAAAATGGAAACAAGGAGGATAGTATGATTGGTAGTTGTAAGACTACCATCGCTCCAATCTTATTATTTAATACTATTGTGGAAGAATGTCAGCGGACATTCTTTTTTTGTGTTTTAGTTGAGGTTCGGTTTTAAAACAAAAAAAATTAGCGGATTTCGTTAAAATGGTCTTTATAATATAATTATATTAAAAAATATTTTTTAACGGAATACGGTTATAAAAAATAAGAAAAAATTACTATTTTTAATTTTAAAAAAAATATTTTTTTTAAATATTTTAAACAAAACTATTTACAAGATCAAAATTATTTGTTATAATATACTTATAATAAATAGGAGGCTATCATGGAAGAAGAAATTATGTATGAGGCAGGAGCTGCCGAAGAAGCTCAACGTGAATACGAAGCCTATGCTGACTATCAAGCAGATATTCAACGTCTTGTTAGTGATGTAGGTGAAGTAATCGATAAACATCCAGAAATGAAAGGACTTAATTTTGGTTTATTCTACCAACATGGACGTATAGGATATGTTGATTTAGACGCATTCGCACGTTCAACTAAAATTAAACTTACAGAAGATGGAGAAGAACAAACTTTAACAGAACTAAAACAAAACATTGACAAAGAGGATTAAAAAGTAATATAATCAGTTCGTTACTTAAATAGGAGGAAATATGGCAAAAACAGATTTAAAACAAATGCGTAACTCTGTTAATATCCGTGGAACTTTAATGGATAATACAGTAGAGTTAAAAGTGGATAGTAAAAGTCGTAAATACTTATCTGGTGAGTTAGAAATAATGACAGATAACGACTATATTATTCCAGTATCAGTTTTCGCTTATGAGTTAAAAAACTCAGGTGAAAAAAATAGCATCTATGAAAGATTATCAAAATTAGTAGATGTTCAATCAGCTAGAACAGTTGGTATTCAAAAGGCACCTAAAGTAGATATTACTAATGCACGTATTGAAGACAACAGTTTCTATTCTGAAAGAGATAACAAAGTTATTAACAACTGGAGAATAGGAGCATCATTCATTAGATCGGCTGCGAACGATGCTATGAATGTAAATAACTTTGAAGTTCAAGGTGTAATCGCTTCTATCAAAGAAGTTATTGACAGAGAAGGAAATAGCACAGATAGCTATGACTTAAAATTATTAAACGTAGGATTTGGAAACAGAGTAAGTGAATTAACTTTCCGTTTCGATGACCCAGAAGCTGTAAATTATATTAACAACAATTATAACACTGGAGACTTCGTAACACTTTGTGGACAAATCATTTATGAACAACACGAAAGAGTTGTTGAAAAAGAATTAGGTTTCGGAGAACCTATTAAACAAACTTATACTAACACTATAAGATTATTAAAAATCACAGCAGGTTCAGCACCAGAAGATGGCGAAGAAAAAGGATATGTGTTAAAAGATTTACAAGGTATTGTAGTAGCACAAAACAACGACATTACTGAAAAATATAACGCAAGAGCACAAATCGCAGCAGCAGCCACAAAAGTAGCTGGAGCTAACTTATTATTTTAGGAGGAAACTAAATGGCATTAGATTTGTTAAAAGTAGAGCCTCATAAAGTAAAAGCTGGGGTTCAAGGTAAAATGTTCCTTATTTATGGGGGACCAAAGACTGGTAAAACAACTACTGCCGCTTCTTTTGACAAAGCATTATTATTAAGTTTTGAACCAGGGTTCAACTTAATAGATGGGGTTAGAGCGGTAATGGTTAGTTCTTGGATTGATATGAAAAATTATATCAAACAATTAAAGAAACCAGAAGTTAGAGCAGAATATAATACTATCGTAATCGACACAGTGGATTTAATGTGGAGTTCTTGTGAAAAGTTCATTAAAACTCAAGCAGACATTGAAGACTTAACTGATTTAGGTTTCGGTAAAGGTTATAGAAAAGTGCGTGATGAGTTCCAAGAAGCAATCAATGGCTTAGGACAAATGGGATATACATTAGTATTCATTTCACACGCAGAAAAGAAAGATTATGTAGATGCTTTAGGTGTAAGTCATAGTGGTATTACACCAGCATTAGATAAGAGACCAAAAGAAATTATTACAGGTCTAGTAGACGTTATGATGTTTGTTTGTCAAGAAGCAGATGGTAATGGAGGAAATAGACCAGTAGCATTCTTACGTGGTGGAAAATATGGAGATACTGAAATTGAAGCAGGTTCTCGTTATGGAGAAGGTCTACCAATTAAAATTCCATTTAACTATGACGAATTAGTTAAAGCAGTTCAAAGTGCCGATGAAGCTATGTTGTCATCTGGTATAAAAATATCTACTGAAAATAAAACTATTTTAGAAGAAGTAGAAGAAACAAAACCAGAAACAAAGAAGAGAAGTTTCTCTGACCTTTATAAAGACGTTAACACTACAATTAACAAATTAAAAGAACGTATTGTTGCCGGTGAAGAAGGTTTAGCCGAAACAATGACAAGCATTATCGACCAATATCTTGGAACTGGAAAGAAAATAACTGAAGCTACACCAGCACAACAAGATTTAGTTGAAGCAGCTTTAGCTGAATTGAAAGAACTATAAGATGGCAAAAATAGTTAAGTGTAAATATTGTGGAAAAGAGTTCGATAGAGAAACCACACCTTGTGAAAAAGTATCCAATCGCTATGCCGATATGGAGTGCTATGAGGAGCATGTGGTTAAGAGAAGAGAGCTAACTGATTTAATCAAAAGGCTCTTCTCTCCCTATGAACCTGATTGGAAGGTTATTGGAACTCAATTAAGCAAGTATAAGAAAAATGGCTTAACATATACTGGTATGTATTATGCCGTAGTGTATTTTTTTGTTATACAAAAGAATGATATTCGCAAAGGTGCTGGAGTTGGTATTATCCCCCACGTATATGACAAAGCCAAAGCGTATTACAAAAACTTGGATAATATATACACACAAACAGCTAAAATAAAACAACAAGAAGAAATTACGGTTAAACAAACAGAAAGTGTTGTAGTAATACAAGACATTCAAGTAAAAAAGAAGTTAATAGATTTTGACTATTAGAAAGGAGCGACTTATGTATAACAAACGCTCAATTGAAAAGGTATTAACCGAGCTGTATAATAACAATGATTTAATCATATCTTCAGAGTTTCCATTAAGAATGGAGGACTTTGTAGAGAAAAAGTACCAGTCTTTATACTCAGCATTATACAATTTATATGTCTTAGGAAATAGTCATATAGATGTTAGTGATATTGTTGCTTATTATAGGCAGCAACAGGGTATGTATGATAAATTTGTTGAAGACGGAGGAATGGATGTATTGTATGCCATTAGCGCAGATGATACACCAACCAATTTTGAATATAATTATTCATTGGTTAAAAAATATAGTTTATTAAGGGACTTAACCAAGAAGGGCATAGATACAACAGAAATATACGATGAGCAATTAAGTCCCGAATTATTTGAGAAGCAGGTAGCTAAATTCAATGCTTATGAATTAGGCGACATATTTAAAAAGATAGAAGGAAGATTAGCTGAGCTTCAACATAAATATCAAAACCTTTTAGAAAAGAGCTGTATATTTGCGGCTGAAGGTCTAGAAGATTTATACAAACAACTACAAACCATACCAGAAGTAGGATTACCATTAGAGGGTAAAATGTATAACACAGTCACTCGTGGAGCGAGATTAAAAAAGCTTTATATTGACTCTGGAGCCACAGGTTCTGGTAAATCAAGACGTATGGTAGGAAATGCTTGTAAAATGGCAATTCCTATGACATACAATCTTCAAACAAATGCTTGGGAAAACAGTGGTTACTCACATAAAGTATTATACATCACAACCGAGTTGGAACATGCTGAAATCCAAACTTTAATTTTAGCATATATAACCGGTATTAACGAAGATAAAATATTAAACAATAAATGCACCGAAGAAGAAAAAGAACGAATAGAATTAGCAATTCAATATGTTCAACAACACAACAACATTATTATTGAGTTTTTACCTAATCCTACAATACCAACCATACAGACTTTAATTAAAAAGCATCATTTACAAAACGATGTTATGTATGTGTTTTATGATTATATCCATATCACAACAGGGTTAACTGAAGGTAGAGATAAACAAACTCGTGATGATGTTATCCTAATGTTATTGTCAGACACTTTAAAAACTTTGGCAAATGAATTAGGTATTCATATATCATCAGCAACTCAGCTGAATGGAGATTATGAAGAAAAAGAAGTTAAGAACCAAAACTTAATTCGTGGTTCAAAAGCGGTAGCCGACAAAGCGGATATTGGTGCTATTACTCTGCCATTAAATATAGCAGAGCAAGAACTTGGGGAAGCATACGCTCTTCAACTAGGCACCTTAATACCAAACTTTATAACTGATATATATAAGAACCGTCGTGGTAAATGGACGGGTATTAGAATATGGCGTTATATTGATTTAGGAACTTGTCGTACCACCGATTGTTTTGTAACTGACCGTCGAAACGAACTGGTAGACTTTGATAGCGTAAAAGTCGAAGTTCAACAAGCAAATAAAACAGGAGGATTTGTAGTTATGGAACCTAAGAAAGATAACTATGATGATCTTGGCGAAGAAATTCGTGTAGAGGAATAATGAGTAGTCATTCTGATATGCTAATTGAAAAAGTTAATACCACAGATATACTTCGTTTGATGGAGCATTTAGGAGTTCCAGAAAGCGAAGTGCGCTATGGTAATAACTGTTTAATATTTCCAACAGTATGTCATAATGAATTGGTTAATAATCCGGCGCACAAGTTATATTATTACGAAGAAAGTAAAAGGTTTTATTGCTACACGAGTTGTAAAGCAATGAGTATTTATGATTTTATATTGAATACTTATCAGGCTCGTGGAATTAAAAGTAATTTCGCTCAGGCATATACATTGTTAAGTTCAATGGTAGATGAGCGTATGAGGCACGGATTTGCTATTATACAAACACCGGCTAGTTTTAAAAGGAATAATGTTAAAGAAAACTGGATAAGTCAACTTACAGTATATAATCCACATGTTTTGGAGTGTTTTACTCAACAACCCAAATATTTAGCACCATGGTTAGAAGAAGGAATAGACTATGATGTATTATGTGAATTTGGTGTAAGGTTTGATATGGTGCGAAATCGTATCGTATTTCCAGTTATAGATCACCTTGGAAGATTGGTGGGAATAAAGGTGCGAAACTTTAATCAAAAAGAATTAGAGGAACACCGCAAATATATGCCATTATGGCATAACAAAGAGCTGTATAATTATCCTAAGATGATGGTGGCATTTGGTTTCTATCAAAATAGGAAAATAATTAAACGCTCTAAAGAGGTTATCGTTTTTGAAGCCGAAAAGAGCGTAATGAAATATGGTTCTTATTTTACTCAAAACAAATCAATCGCAATAGGCGGTAGTTCATTTAGTGAGTATCACGCCATCATATTAAAAGATGTGGGCGTAGAAAAAATAATCCTTGGTCTAGATAATGACTGGGATGAAGACGGAAACAAAGAATATGGACTTGAAAAAGCCATAGCCGAAGGTAAAAAAATACAAGAGATGGGCTTTGAAGTAGAAATAATGTATGATTGGAATGGAGAATTGTTAGGAAATAAAGACGCCCCCGTAGATAGAGGAAGGCAGGTTTATTCCAAACTATATAGAGAAAGAAAAAATATCAACGATTTTCAAAATATTATAGCAGAGGAGGAAACAAAGACTGATGAAATACCAGTTGAAGACGCAAAACTATAATAATGAAAGTCCCGAACTTGCCCTACATAATCTACTACAAGAGCGAGGTATAGAAGAACCAGAGAAATGGCTACATCCTACCGAGGAGTATGAGTATTCGCCATTCGCACTAGAAAACATGGCTAAGGCTGTAGATTTATTACATGCCACTTTAAAAGAGCCAGAAGCTAGCATTATGGTTGTAGTTGATAGTGATTTAGATGGTTATACAAGCGGGGCCATTATTATGACTTTATTAAAACAAGTTTGCCACTCCCAAGAGGTAAATTATGTATTACACCCAGGCAAAGAGCATGGAATAGAATTAAAGGACATACCTGAGAACGTAGATTTACTTATAGTTCCAGATGCAGGTAGTTCCCAAAAGCACGAACATCTCACCTTATTACAAAACGGCACAAAAGTAATTGTATTAGACCACCACGAAATTAGCAACGATATGAACTATGGCAGCTATGCCGACAATATAGCTATCGTTAATAATCAAATGGGTTATCCAAATCCAGCCCTAAGCGGTGCTGGTATAGCATTAAAATTCACGCAAGCATATTGTCAAACATATGGCGTGCCATTCCCAATGAAATTATATGGATTGGCTGCTTGTGGAATTGTAGCAGATGTTATGGATATATCTAGTTTAGAAAACAAACAAATCATAGAGACAGGTATCAAATATATAGGCGAACATTTGTTCCTTATGGAATTGATAAACAAGGCTCATTACAATATGGAAAATCCTACCCCTTCTATTAAAGATATAGGATGGGTTGTTGGACCAAATATTAACTCAATTATTAGACTTGGAACCATGGCTCAAAAAACTATGATATTTAAAGCTTTAGTATCTCCTTGCGACTTAACCTTCAGTAGTAAAAAAGGAGCAGAGGACGAACAAGTTCGCATATACGAAGAAGCAGCACGTTTATGTGCCAATGCTAAGAAGAGACAAACTACGGCAATTGACCGCAGCATTCGTATCATGTTGCCAGAGTTAGAAGATAATGAGCACAACTCTATTGTATATATAGATGAAGATCAGGAATTAAGTTTTGAACTATCTGGTCTAATCGCAAATAAAATATTAAGCAAATATAATAAACCAGTAATTTTATTACGAAAATTCACCAATGGTAAAGATATAAATGAATATCGTGGAAGCATTAGAGGTAAACCAGCTGAAGGTTTAGATAGTTTAAAAGACACTATCAAAAATATTACAGGCGTAGACTTTGTTGAAGGACATGCCTTTGCAGCAGGTATTGGGATAGATGCTGATAGTATCCAAGAATTTAAGGTTCATTTAAACTCTATTCTTGATAACATAGACTTTAATACTAATATGTATTTAGTAGATTTAATTAGCAACTATAATGCGGTTAATAAAGACATAGCTGAAATTATGGCTAAGAATGATATCTGGGGACATGGCGTAGAAAAACCATTGGGAGTTATTACCGATATACCAACAGATAGATGTGAGGTAATGGGAGCCGAGGGACAACACTTAAAAATCAATTGTGGTAAATATGATGTTGTGTTGTTTGGAGTTCCTGAACTTACGTCCTCTCTAGATAGAGGAGACAAATTCAACTTAGACTGTGTTGGAGAGTTTGACATTGATACATCTTACAATGTTGGACGACTACAATTCATGGTTAAAGATTATGAAAAACAAGAATACAAACCAACAGACATCTGGGACTTGGTATTCTAATGAGGAGGACATATGCAATCATTAAAAAATTGGTTAATATCTAAATTATTAGAAAGAGATAAATTAGTAGCAGTGCCACAATCTTGGCAAAAAGAATATGTTAAATTAGCGGCAGATAAAGTAAAGAATTCACAAGCATTAGATTTATTAGTAAATGAATACAATACTTTATTATTAGACTACTATAAAAGAAGCTCAGTAAAGGAATTAAAAGAAGAATTAGAAAAGAACAATATATCTTTTAAAGCAACGGCTTCCAAAGAAGAACTAATCAATATTTTACATAAGGAATTCAAAATGCTTTACGAAAAGAATTAAGGCTCTGAATTCCTTTTTTTCTTTACAGGATACAAAAGTTTGTGATATAATATATATAGAAAGTAAAGGAGGTTTAATATGTCTAATAAAAACAAGACTTATAAGTTTTATCGCCCAGGGACATTAGAAGTGCCAGGGACTAAAATATCATTAAAAACTCAGCCTTATATCAATGGCGTGATATTTGACTTAAAAGACCCAATCTCTTCCTTTCATTCATATCTAGCGACAATGAAGTTAATCATTCAACAATATGAAAGCATATTGCAAATACCGGGGATGGCTAATATAATGGCAGATGTATTTAGTGGAGCAATCGCTCCTGAAACCATTGCCAAGGCTAAACTATTATTGAATTATTTAGCACAAAGTCCAATAGAAATACATCTAAAGGATCAAAAAGTAAATAACGAGATATTAGCCGAGTTGGAGGTATCTTATGAACAAGCTTAGTGAAATATATAATCAAATATTAGATGAGGGGATTTCCCCAATACAACTATATGTATATAGTTTATTACTTCATGATGAGCGTGCATTTTATTTTAGTGATGATGAGGTGGAAGCCACAATTAAAAAGGTATGCGAACGCTATGGAAGTATTGACGCGGAATATGGAGTTAATTTGGAAGATATTATTTACGCAGTATTAGACGGAGAAGATACTGAATGGGAAGAGTTCTAAGCCAACTACGCATAGAGAACTACCATACTAAAGAGTTAATATATTCCAAATTAGTGCGAGGAGGTTTATCTTTTATTATCGAGCTACACGAACTTGACAAAGGACGTAAATTTCAGATATACTTATATCGCGATCATCCAAGAATAAAAGAGTTCTTGGCCGCGGGCATAGAGAAAGAGTTGTTTACCATCCAGCCATCAGAATGTAAATTAAATGCTGGTACTATCCGCTTAGGTATTAACGACACAAACTTTATGCTTAATACAAACGGGGACACTGAAATAAAAATACAAGAATACAATTTCAGTTCTAAGAAATATAACTTTCAAGATTTTGCTAAAGGTAAGGTAGCCATTTTGATTGAACTAGCGTTGGGTGGCGAAACTGATAACAGCAAAGTGAAAAGTGAATTAAAATCTTATTTTACGGAGGAACAAAAATGAAACAACAAGTAATTGCAATGTTAGAAAACTTAACAGAATTTTTAAACAATGTTGATGCCATCAATCAACACCCTTATTCAAAAGGTATAGACACTACTAAGTTAATTAAGGACTTAAAAGATTATGTTAGAGATTTATCTGAGAGTACCAAAAAAATCGAAGAAGTGTCTGTTGATTTTGTTGGAGAACCAGATAAAAATGTAGAAGAAAACAGCAACTAAAAAAAAGCTGATTTCTCTTATTTAAGGTCTTTAAAATATAAATATATTATTAAAGATTTTAAACAAGCGAAATGAGTTTAAAAATAAGCAAATTCCGCTTATTAAATCTTTTTAAAAAATAATTTTTTTAAAGAAAGGATAAAATATGAAATATTATATAACAGCAACTTTTGAAATGGACGGACATTCATCAGGAATGTCTATCATTTGTGATAGCGCCGCAGCAAAACAACGCTATCTACAAGAGATACTTTATGACGAAGAGACTGAAAGGTTCTATCCCACATCTTTCACTCGTGAGAACGAAGACGGTTCTACCGATATGTACGGTGAGTGGCCTTGTGGTGAATGGAATATAAACATATTACCATTTAAGACTTTCAAAGAGATTTGTAATAAAGAAAGATTTTCAAGAACAGGATAAAATGATATAATATCATTGGGAGGTTAGATATGAGCTACACAAGTTTACACAACCATACGGAATATAGTAATCTAAGACTTTTGGATTGTATCAATAAAGTTGAAGCAATTATCCAGCACGCCTATAACATTGGGCTAAAGGGTATAGCCATAACCGATCATGAGTCTTTATCAGCTCACATCAAAGCTTTAAAGTTTTATAATCAAAAATGTAAAGACGATGAGAGTTGGAAAAATTTTAAACTTATTCTTGGAAATGAAATATATTTATGTCGCGATGGTTTATCTGTTGACAACTATCAAAAAGGGGAAAGGTTTCCCCACTTTATTTTATTGGCAAAAGATAAAATAGGACATGCTCAATTGAGAGAATTGTCCACTCGCGCTTGGAAACAGTCGTTCACAATGTTCTTAACCAGAGTGCCAACTTATTATAGCGATATAGAAGAAATCATTGGTAAAAATCCAGGGCACTTAGTAGCGGCTAGTGCGTGTATCGGGGGATGGTTGGGAAATTGTTTTCTACAACATAAACCAGACGAAGCATTAGAATTCATTAAATGGGCTAAGGGTATCTTTGGAGAAGATTTTTATTTAGAACTTCAACCAGCAAGATATCAAGAGCAAATAGATTATAATCAATGGTTAAAGAAATTAGCATTTGAAACAGAAACAAAATGTATTATCACAACCGATAGTCATTATTTAAAAAAAGAAGATCGCGAAGTTCATGCTGCGTTCTTAAACAGTAAGGATGGAGACCGCGAAACAGCAGACTTCTATCAATATACTTATATGATGTCCCCAGAAGAAATACGAGAATTGACTGGTGATTATTTAAGTGAAGACTTCTTAGAAGAAATGTTTAAGAATACAAATGAAATAAACGATAAGATAGAGCTATATGATTTATCTCAACCACAAATTATACCTCATCTTAGTGATGATAGACGATTTGATGCCGGATGGAAAATAATATTCAACGCCATCAAGGTTAGGGAAAAATTTGAATATATAAACAAATATTTAAGTAGTTCATCTGAGGATGACAATTATTTAATTTATCTTGGATTGACCAAGCTAGCGAGCATGAATTTGGAACCAGAAAAAAAAGAACAATATCTTGAAAGACTTGAGCAAGAGCTGACCGAATGTTGGTTGGTATCAGAGCGTTTAGGTCAGCCAATTAGTTCGTACTTATTGATGGTTCGTAATATTATCCAAATCATGTGGAATAAGGCGGAAAGTCTTGTAGGTATATCCCGTGGTTCGGCTGGAGTTATGTTAATCAACTATTTGATTGGCGTAACACAAATGAACCCACTAGAACAAGGTATATATCTTCCACATTGGCGTTTCTTGGAAAGAAACAAAATAGAGTTGCCCGACATTGATGTGGATAGTGAAGGTCGTAGAAGACCACTAGTTTTACAAAAGATTAAAGAAGCAGCACAGGCTGATGGCGGAGATAGTGTGTGCGTGTGTACGTTTGGAACACTGGGTACCAGATCGGCTATCTTAACAGCAGCTCGTGGTCTTGGCATAGATGTTGACGTAGCTCAATATCTAGCAACAATGATACCTCAAGAAAGAGGGTTCTTGTGGCCGTTAAAAGATTGTCTTGAAGGCAACCCTGAGAAAGACAGGAAACCTATCAAACAAC